AACTATTTAGTGATGACGGCACCGCAAATCAAAGACCTGTTATATACTGGCCAGAAGTTCGATGTGGTGATCAAGAATGTTGACGACGACACGAACACACTCAGCGGAACAGTGTGGATGAAGAGCGCAAAGCAGACGGCAACGGTGGGAAATATTTGTCAGGGAGTATTCACGCTTCAGGGTACTGGGGCGTTAGTATAGTCTTTCATATTTATTAGGTTTTAAAGGTTTGGGGGGCTGCGCTGTGAAGCGCGGCCCTTTTTGTTTGTGGCGAGAACGCCACAAAGGTGCAAGGCAGCGGGTGGCGGTAAACCCACACCCCGTTTTTGTGGGTGATGTAAAGGACAAAAAGAAAAATAGATATGAAATGGTTGACGATTGACTGGATAAAGCAGCACTCGCGCATCGACTTCGACTGCGAGGATGACTTGCTGGAGCTCTACGGCGAGAGTGCGGAACAGACGGTGCTCAACGTGTGCAACAGAACAATGGAGGGCATCGCTGATACCTACGGCGAGATACCCAAGCCGCTGTTTGTGGCGGCATTGATGCTGGTGGAGGTGAGCTATACGCAGCGAGCACCCATCACGCAACAGAATATGTACACGGTGCCGTATGCCTTCGATATGATGGTGAAGCCCTATATGCGGCTGACATAGCGGCGGCGAGAACGCCGCCGAAGTGCACGAAACGGAAGTAAAAACGCGGCGGCGAGAACGCCACCGAGGTGCAAGGAACAGAAGTAAAAACGCGGGCGCTAAATCCCCCGCAAAACAGTGATAAGATATGCAAGTAAAACAAATTTTCTTCAAGACCGACTTCACGATCACTGAGCATAGTGAAGCCGGTTATGGTGTGCCGTTTAGGTTCAAGTACTATACGGGCGCACCGAGTAGAGCTTTCGTGGCGAGTTTCGATGGTAACACGTACACAAACTGCCATCTGGACGAGAACCAGAATTTGGTTGTCGGTTTCGATGACCAGAAGATGGGTCTCGGCATTCTGATGGTGGAGCGCACGTATTACCAAAACAACCCCGACTACGTGAGCGGCGTGTGTGATGAATGGATTGCTCCTACGCCTGTTGTCATCGAGGAAGAGGACGACAAGGGACAGACCGTGTATTTCAATCTTCAGTTGGCACTGGAGGGCGACACCTCAATCAATGCCTACTCGACCATTCAGCCTTATTGGGTGAAAGGCGACCCAGGCGACTCAGCCTATCAGATTGCTGTTGAGCATGGCTATGAAGGTACGGAAGAAGAGTGGCTGCAATCGTTGAAACAGCCCGCGCTGGACGGTGCTGCTGTGGCGGTGGCTGCTGCTGAGAATGCTGACCAGAAAGCGGAACTGGCAGAGCAGAAGGCAGGACTTGCCAACGATGCTGCGACGCTGGCTAACGAGAAGGCGGGTTATGCCACCGACCAAGGCGACTATGCCAAGGCGCAGGGAGATTATGCCAAGGATGAAATCGACGGGGCAAAGGGTGACTATCCTTCACTTGACGCTCGCTTTGACCATGTGGATGAAACGGCGATGTACTTCCAAGAGACGGGAACCACGGAAGACCCGCAATTGATTGACGAGTATCAGCGCACGTTGCAAGTGGCCTATCAGGGTATCACCGACATGCAGGCGGCTACCCAGCAGACTGAGCAGGCGACGCAGGAGGCTCACGAGGCCGCTGAGGATGTGACCACCGCCAAGCAAGCGGCTCTGGACGCTGCCGACAATGCCAACGAGAAGGCACAGTATGCTGACAATGCCGGTGACTATGCCATCGAGAAGGCTGAGGAGGCAGAACAACGTTCAAGCGTGGCGACGACTGCTGCCATCAATGCCAACGAGAAGGCGAACAAGGCAAACAATGCCGCCACCAATGCTGACCAGAAGGCGACCCGTGCGAACAATGCCGCCACCAATGCCGACCAAAAAGCGGTGCTGGCTCAGGAGGCTGCAACACTGGCGAACACGAAGGCCGGATATGCGAAAGACCAGGGCGACTATGCCAAGGAGCAGGGCGACTACGCAAAAAATGAGATTGACGGTGCGAAGGGTGACTTCGAGAGTCTTGACGCTCGCTTCGACCATACCGAAGAGAACGCCATGTACTTCCAAGAGACGGGAACCACGGAAGATCCGCAGCTCATCGACGAGTATGAGCGTACTTTGGCTCGTGCTTACCAGCTTATCAGCGACATGATTCAAGCTACGGACAATGCCGAAGCGAAAGCGGCTTTGGCACAAGCTGCCGCAACGCTGGCGAGCCAGAAAGCACAACAGGCGCAGACCGCCGCACACGAGGCTCAGACTGCTGCCGACGCTGCCGATGGTGTGATTGCTGACTGCCGCGACGCCGAGGGTCGTGCCACAACCGCTGCCATCAATGCCAACGAGAAAGCCACGAAAGCCAACACCGCCGCTACGAATGCGAACGGCAAGGCATCGCTGGCGAACACGAAGGCTCAGTATGCCGAGACGCAGGGCGACTACGCCAAAGACCAAGGCGACTATGCCAAGGATCAGGGCGACTATGCCAAGCAGGAGGCAGAGGCATGTATCTCTGCGATGAATGCCGCAAAGGGTGACTACGCATCGCTGGCCGCACGTCTCGACGCTATGCAGGCTCTGCTGGAGCAGGCTATGTACTTCGAGGTGCAACCATAAGAAAATATAAGTATTAACAAATAAAAACGTAACGAAAATGAGTACAAGACAAGGTTACATCAAAGATTTCGACGGCAACAAAATGGTGCCCGAAACTTCATCGGTAATGGTGCTTGACGCTGCAAAGAACCAGGCACTGAGTCAGACCCTCGCAGACACTCCCGATAAGAGTGCGCTGGGTTATCCGACATTCTCAACAGTCATCGCGTACACCGCTGGCGACATAGTGTATTACAACAACAAGCTCTACAAGTTCACGGCGAACAAGGCGGCTGGTGCGTGGAACTCGACCAAGGTGACTGAGTTCAGCGTTAAGGAGTATTGCGTTGCCGTAGTTGAAGCCTTAGAGAATAAGGTAGTTTCGGGCGAAGTCATCTCCGCCCTCGCAGACAACCTTGCATCTTGGGCCGGATCTACGCAAAACGCAAACTACACACAGGAGGACGTGGTTGAGACTACTGGTGGCGACCTGAGTATCGACAGCAGCGTGCCTGCCACATTGATGTCGATTGCTGCCAAGACGGACTTTGCGGCAACAAAGCTCATCTCGACAGGATTCAACCTCTTGCGTCGTGCTACGGCTGTGGGTAACGGCTGGTATTTCATGGTACCTGCACTGCCTTTCGGCACTATCAACACGGCATCGCAGCCCAACGGCGTGCTATTCACCAACAGCCAGGGCGAGAACCTGCGCCCAACGGTGTATTTCAAGCCGCTGGCAAGTGGTGTGCCTACGAGTGTAACAGACGGTACGGCTTGTTCCTATACTGATGCAAGTACGGGTGGCAAGAGTTACCGATTCTTCACCACTACGCAGGCAGGTTATATCATCGTGAGCGGTATTGACCGCGCTGCCACTTGTGCGCACATCGGCTGGAGTAAGCGTTACGACGACTATATTGCCGTCAGCGATGCCAGCGATGCGGGCTCCGAGGTGGACATCGCCGCAGGCATCCACGCCCTGCACTCTTTCGACAAGATGCTGACCGTCGGCAATGTGGCCGACCGCATCGAGAAGAGTGGTGATAATCAGGTAACATGGCACCGCCTTGTTGACCACGTACAACCCACTTGGACCAATACCCCTGTGGAGTCTGAAGGTGAGCCGACGGGCGACTACATCCATACCGCCACCATCAGCGGCATGAAGGCCGGTGGTGCAGCCGCATTCGAGACGCTGGGTATCGCGCTGATTATTGACGGTACGACTATCAGTTTCACGGACCAGAACGAGACCGTTGAGATCGACTATGTGAAGTACGAGTTGGCTACAGAGGCCACAGGCACAGCAGCTGTCAGTAGTTCGTTCTCGGTCGAGGACTGGGGACTTATCATTATCCAGGGTGCCGTCGGCAGTGCTTATATCAACATTGCCTATGCACAGGGTATTCCTGACAGCTTGCGCCAGATGCTGAGTAATATCGACAACAAGACTATCCCTGTTATCGCCGAATCCCTGCTGTACCTCTATAATGAGAACAAGGCTTTGCGTGAATTGCTTACAGGTAAGGACAACGCCGTGCTGCCTGTTGTCAAGGCGCAGAGTGTGGAGTGTGACGACATTCTGACGCTGGGTGTCCCCAACGTGCTTTACAGCAGCGTGGAGGGTGCTCCAAGTGCCGCCAACGTTCCTGACAACTGGGACGAAGAGACTATGACTGTGTGGAACGGCTGTCCTCGCAAGATCGGTCAGCAGTATGTTGACAAGGCAAGTAAGAAGGTTTATTACGCTGTGGCCGTGACCGGCAGCACAGACGACTGGGTGGCGCTTAATTAACAGCCTCTCCCCCGACCCCTCCCCAAGTAGGGAGGGGAGGCAGAGACTGAAAAAATAAACAATAACAACATCATAAAATTAGTAAGATTATGAAACAGATTGAACAGTATAATGACGCTGTCAGCTATAATTCAGCTGGCAAGCCTGCCACCGAAAGTCGTGTGGCTAACATTAAGGAGGGTAACATCTCCAAGTTCGACGGTGTGAACGTGCCGACCACCGATACACCTGTGTTTGGTGATGCCGTATATCTCGACGAGAATGGCAATAAGGTAGCTATTCGTCGGGACGTGTATAACCGCAGCCTTGTGCCTGCATCGTGGACGTATAAGGGCGTGTTCCTGGGCTACCATAAGGACGGGCGCTGGCGCACGTTTCTTGGAAACTACAGCAGTCTGCCGACCTACAAATATGCAGACGTATTGCAGTACGCACTGACCGCCATCACCAGCACCAGCCTGACGCTGAAGCTCCGCATCCGCGATACATCCAAATCGGGTGACGCGCAGTACGGCACAAACATTGACGTTCCCGTAACCCTCACCTCGACCAACTTCGACGCTACCACCGTTGCGGAGATTACCGCCGCTCTTGAAGCTAAGGCTACAGAGATGGGCGACACACAGGCATGGTGGTGCTATCTTGCCAATGACAATAACGAGAAGGTGGAAAGTGATGCCACGCGCATCGTCGTACAGTGCGACGCGTGGAGCAACTACCAGCAATATAATTGCGGTTGCACCGGCGGCACACTCACGTTCGTTACCTGGGGCGACATGCCCGCCAGCAATACCTACCGCAAAGTGAACGGCAAAAGCACCGGCACTCGCGGCATCATGAACTTTGCCGGTGCCGTATCATACTGGAGCACCAACGGGCGCACGCTTGAGGCCAACGTGGCAGTGCATAGCGAGTCGGGTGATACCAACCCGATGAAGCTCTCGGAGTTCCAGTCGTCACCCTATGCTGCCGACATCCGTGCATACTACAAGACCTACGAGGCCTACCTGCGTGGCGAGTTCGGCATCCAGCCGCTGATGAAGGTGGGTGCTTTTGCCCTACCCGACGGCGAGGCGATGACCGCCAAGTACGGCCCACTGACCGCTCCGACAAAAGCCGGCAGCACCAAGGCAAAGTTCCCTGCGCTGAACTGGGCTTACCGGCAAGGCGGCCACCTGTGGGACGTGAACGAAGGCGTGCTAATAATGGAAGACAGCAACCTTGCAGTTATCAACGCTACGCAGACAAAGGCCGGCAAGGCGACATTGTCAAATGCCTCGACCCGATGGTTTGCCGAGAGGTACAACGTGGGCTACGCATGGTTTTTCCACGGTAACTCCCGGACCCTCATCAACCACTACGTGTACGACACGCTTCAGGTGGGGGCGGTCTCGCTTTTGTAATTAATAATTAATAGGTCTCTGTGCGTGTCGAAAGACCGCACAGAGCCTTGTGAACGAGCGATGCAAAAATACAATAGTTACGACGAATACCTGCAAGCAGCCTACGAGCAGCAGGCAGACGAATACCGAAAAGAATATGTCAAGAACAAGAGGCAATAAAGCAAAGAGGGACAAGGGCAGCATACTGGCCGACGTGAAGAATCTGCTATACGTTCTCCATCCCGCCATTCAGCACATGCCGAAGATAGAGCGCATAGAGGGTGCTCCGGTAGAGATGAAGCGAGCGTGCTACGACCTGATACGCCATTTCACGGTGGCAATAGAATGCCAGGAGGTGCGACTCGCCAATATCCACCAGATGTTCGGCGACTTTGGCACGCTGCTCGCATCCTTCGAGCTTTGCATCCAGTTTGGACTGTTTATCGATTCGGAAAAACTGCGCATCGCTACGCAACTGGAACGGATAGAGGAAGGCATCAGGAAGTGGCGCAACGCCACGCGGTCACTTAGGAGTCAGGAGCGGCAGGAGGTCGCAGACGCAATGTCCGAAGAACCTGCCGTCAGTAACGAATAAGTAAAAGGGGACGTTACTATCATTTATAGTATTTCCACTAACACGTCCTAACTGCCTCGAACCGATGGTTTGCCGAGAGGTACAACGTGAACAACGCATGGAATTTCAACGGTAACAACCGGAACCTCAACAACAACAACGTGAACAACACGAATCAGGTGGGGGCGGTCTCGAAATTACTGAAACGAAGAAAAACGCTTATATGACTGAAGAAAGGATTTTCTCTTTGCTATACGACACGATGGTCGAAGCCCGACGTAACAAACGCTACGGGCGCGACTGTGCCGACTTTGAACGCAACTGGACACCGCTGCTGGTGCGCATGATGCGAGAGTTGCGGGAGAAAACCTTCCGCGTTGACCACAACTACGCCTTCCTTACCTCTGTACCCAAGTGGCGGGAAATATTCGCCACATCCTTTAGCGGACGCATAGCAGACCACCTGCTGTGCGACACGCTGGCACCGTACATCGCCGACATCCTGCATCCGCGCACCTTCAACAACCGCAAGGGTATGGGAGGTCAGGCGGCCATCAACCAGGTGATAGACGACATCTGTGAGGTGACTGAATGTTATACCAAGTCCTGTCGCATCATTAAGTGGGATTTGAAGGGATTCTTCCCCAATGCGCTGTGTGACGAGATATACCGCTGCTTCGTCAAGGTGATTGACGATAATGCCGACGACATCATCAGTCGCTTCGACGAGGATATGCCGGCATTCCTGAAATGGCTCGCCATGATCTGCGTACACTGCAACCCTGCCGCTCATTGCGAATTGCGCACACCGAAGCACTTCTGGGCAGAGCATATCGAGCCCGAGAAGTCACTGTTCGGCAAGCCTGCCGGCATCGGTACGCCTATCGGCCGTCTGCCCTCGCAAATCGGCATGGGACTGTATCTGAACGACGAGGTGCGTTGGCTGAACGAAGACTGCGGCATACACACCACGCTATTCATGGACGATGGCACGATGGTAGTCCCTGAGCGTCTGCACGGCTATGCGCTGTCATTATTTCCAGAACTGCGGAAGCGACTGGCGAAGAAAGGTGTAAGGATGAACGAAAGGAAGTTCTATGACCAACCCTATCAGCACGGCTTCGAGTTCCTTGGTACGCATATTAAGACCTATCGTATGCACCTGAACAACAAGACCTACGACCGAGCCATTGAGCGCATCGAGGAAATGAACGCGCAGGAGGACAAATTCGCACACATCGACAACCTGCTATCGTCGTTCAACTCCTATTCGGGCCTGCTGAAAGGACGCACAGACTACAATCGTCTGCTGGAGTTGAGAGACAGTCTGTCGCCCGAATGGTGGCAGTGGCTGTCCTACGACGAGCAGCGCAGGTGTCTGGTCTATTTGCCAAAATACAGCATCAACGAGAGATTAAACATCAAGTATCACTTAAAATTAAAATGTTATGACACAATCAGAAATCATCGAACAGAAGAATGCTCTGTACAGCGAACGCAACACGCTGGAGTCGCAGCTTAGCAGCGACGACTACAAAACCATTAAGAACGCCGAGGCACAGGCAGCAGGTACAACCCTTCCTTATGACCCTGCGGAGCTGCACGCCAAGCATCAGGCATGGCGCGACCGCATCAAAGAGATTGGGGACGAGATAGCCGAATTAGAGGCTATGGAGCCCGAAGACGAGATGCCCGCACCGGAGGTCGAGGCGTAGCTTAAAAAAGCAAAGGGGACAAGTTTGTTACTTGTCCCCCTTTTTTTTAGTAGTCATGGATTCTCTATTTTGACCTCCTCGACACCTGCCAGGGCGAGGGCCATCCGAAGTTGGCCGACGGTCTTAATGGCAGAAGAGCGGATGTCGGTACCTCGATAGAGAATGCAGACCATTTTTGGTTCGCCGTTCATAAAGTGAACACTCACGCGCTGTGGGCCATAGTAGGTGGTCGGCATCCAGTATGTGAGCACCCTCACGTCGGCATCGTAGCAGGCTGACTTATCATCCATTAGGAAGCCATTGTGCAGCAGCATCACTGGCTTCAGTTGTTCAGAATCGCTTACCATGTTCCTTGATATGATGTTGACCAGTCGGTGTTGAGCGTGAGTGTCATGCCAGAACCAGCGCTGAAGAGTGGGCCAGTATATTCAGAGACACGAT